GCCTGGACATTGGCGTGCAGGATCAGGGCATCAGTGAGGAAACCTATCAGGAGCTTGAGCGACTTATCAGCGATGCAAAGCCTGTCAGCCGCCATCTGATCGGCATGTCGATTAATTTGCAGACCAGCGGCAGCTTGCCGGTTGCGGCGGCCTGTTATTCCGGGGATGAACTGACGGTTTACCCGTACACACCAGACATTATTTCCGTGAGCGGCATCGGGTACGGTGCCAGCGCGGTCCATATTATTGACAGCGTGAGAGTGAGCGCATGACAGCTAAATACTATGCAATTTTGACCAATCTCGGCGCGGGTAAGCTGGCAAACGCCGCCGCGCTGGGGACGCAATTACAGATTACCCATATGGCGCTGGGCGACGGTGGCGGCGTGCTGCCAACGCCGAATGCCAGCCAGACGGCACTGATAGGGGAAAAGCGTCGTGCGCAGCTGAACTCCCTCAGCATCGACAGCACCAACGCCAGCCAGATCATTGCTGAGCAGGTTGTCCCGGAAAATGAGGGCGGTTGGTGGATTCGTGAGATCGGCCTGTTTGATGCTGATGGCGTGCTGATTGCCGTAGCGAACTGCGCGGAAACGTATAAGCCGCTATTGCAGGAAGGCAGTGGCCGCACGCAGACCGTGCGCATGATCCTGATCGTTAACAGCACCGACGCGGTGACGCTGAAGATTGACCCATCCGTGGTGCTGGCTACTCGAAAGTATGCCGACGATAACGCGCTGGTAGCCCGGCAGTACGCGGACAGCCGCCTCGCCGCGCACGTGAAAGATGCGGATCCGCACCCTCAGTACGCGCCGAAAAAAGATGCTGTCCTGACCGGAACGCCAAAAGCCCCCACGGCAGGAAAGGGCAGTAACAGCGAGCAAATTGCAAACACGGCATTTGTTAGTAGTGAGATAAAAGCGCTGGGGCTGGATGGCTCAGGGCTATTTGGTCTTGGGATCAGGAATGAAAAGCTGGCGTCAACAATGAGTACCGTGGACGTCACAAAATTCGATTACTTTGCACCAAAGGATAACATCGGGCCATTGCCCGGGATCTGGTGTGGCGGGTTAACTCACGCTATGGGCGATGATATCGGCTGGCAGATTGCCGCGCAGGGGTTAGGCGCGGCAGGGAGTAAGCCACGTGCATTTATCAGAATGATGCTGCCTGCGAAGAAACTTTCTGAGTGGGGTGAGCTGTATCACTCACTCAACAAGCCAACGCCTGCAGATGTGGGTGCGCTTCCCGCTGGCGGGACGGCTGTCAGCGCCTCAAAGCTGGCGAACTCCAGAAAAATCGCCGGTGTAGGTTTTGATGGGTCACAAGATATCAGCCTGAGCGCAGATAACGTTGGTGCAGTCTCTTCGGGTGGCGGGGATTACGATAAAACCTTTCGCCTTGGGGCAGTAGGCACAATGGGTTATGAGTCTAACCCTGTTCAGCTTATTTCTGCCCCCGCAGGGCAGGCTGCGAATACCTTTGTTGCCTGGTCAAGTTACACCTGGTATTCGGATTACGTGCGCATCGGCATGGTTCGTGCCGGTGATAAAACCATGAGAAGTATAGCGATTGAGGTTAACGGTACTCGTTATCTTGAGATTGCGCGCGATGGCACCCTGTTAAACGCCAACATGGCATCGGACGTGCAGCTGGGCGTTCAGGAGTCAATTGTCGTCAACATCCCCGCCACAAACCAGACTATTGACACTATTTTGCCATCCGGCGCTGTTCAGACGGGTGTTTCCGTTTCATCAACAGGCACCTACACCTTCATTAACCGGATTTATTTTCGCCGGTTACAAAAAAAAGTGGCGGGCGTCTGGACTAACGTCTCAGCCTTATAGGGGATCGTCATGATTTATAATAATTTTACGCGGTATACGCCTGAAAATGCCCTGGCGAACGCGCAGTATCTTCAGTCGGACGGGCGTGACTGGTATGAAATTCGCGATAGCCTGGATAAAGAGTCGCTCAAAATTGCCTTTCAGACAGATGGGACCATCAGGATCCAGAGCTATGATGCAACGGGTATTTTCCCTGAAAACCTTTCAGTGGCGCTGATTGACAGGGAGGACGTACCTGAAGGGTTTAACGCTGACGGTGAGTGGATTTTTGATGGTAGGATAATTAAGCCTCGTGTGGTGACGCAGGAAGAGATTGAAACAAAAGCAGCAAGCATGAAAAGTTACCTGATGCAGTCCGCAACTGACATTATTGTACCGCTTCAGGATGCGGTTGATCTCGATATGGCGACAGATTCGGAGAAGCTGGCTCTGCTCGCGTGGAAAAAGTACCGGGTGCAGCTTAATCGA